ATGGTGTTAGTAACACAACAAGACATACTCGTTCTACCTCAGGCACTACACAGTTTCCCAGAAGCTACCTGCCTTATGGAATATAGGAAAAGTGCTATTTTCTATAAGGACTTAAAAAGAGATCTGCTCGATGTAGAATTTTACTGCAACTCCCCGTGTTTTATTTACGCTGAACAGGGAAAAGAGAAAATAACGTCCTCTGAAGAAGATGCAATCATCATTGACGCAGGCACAATAACATTCTTACCTTACGGCAGAAACTTACACAGTGACTACGTTAGAACATCAGGACAATTAAAAGCTTTTCTGCTATTTCTCGATGAAGATGTCATCAAAGACTTTATTGCTGATCACAATCACAAAACTAAAAATAAAACAAAGTATGAAAACAAATTTCTAAATGTGAACAGTAACACATTACTGGATCAATATTTTCAATCCCTCAAGATTTTCGAAACACAACGTTTCACATCAAAAGGATTGTTAAAGAGCAAATTATTGGAATTTTTACACCTGCTAACTCTTAGCAACCCAGAAGTAGATTTTGCATCATTGATTGGTTTGCAAAAATCAAGATCAGAAAAGCGCAATGTCAGACGCTTATTGCAAAAACCTTCACATCTAAAACTCAACATAGCTGATTTAGCAAGACTTTCAGGCAGAAGCCTGTCAAGTTTCAACCGCGATTTCCGAGCAACATACAACATGCCCCCCAAGCAATGGCTAAAAAAACGGCGCCTATCATACGCAGAAAAACTCTTACGCAGAAAAGACCTGACGATAACAGAAATTGCTTTTGATATCGGGTACGAAAATGTTTCACATTTCATAAAGTCCTTTAAAGACACCTATGGAATGACACCCAAGCAATACCAAGATTTTATAGCTTAAGGAGGCCCTTAAAATTAAATGAAATAAAAACAGTATTATTGGCATTTCCAAGGTAGTTTGTTTTTTTCATTGGCCTAATCTCTTCATTACTAACTAAATGGAGTAAGGCAAAATGCCAATCAAAGTAACTTTAAACTGTCAGCTTAATGCCGAAAAAACAGATGAATTAATTATTTTCTTACAGCAAAATTTGCCAAATGTGCGTAATTTCCATGGCAACAAACGTGTAGAGATATTTTTTGATAGGGCAAAAAAAGAAATGCTGATTGATGAGGATTGGAAGTCCGTCGAAGATCATCAAAAATATATCAAATATATTACTGACAACGGAATTATGGCCAATTTAATTAGTTATTTTCTTGAGCCACCATCAGTCAAATATTTTAATTACCAGGACCTCTAAAATTAAAGGTGACATTCGCGAGAACAAAGCAAGAGTGTCACCTTTTTAGATATGATCGCCCCTACGTCAATTATCAGGCAGCGGCATCCCTTTTATCAATCATCATCGTCCCAAGCTGGTTGCCCACCAAGCCTGACTGCGATATAAGCCGCCCATCGTTTGAGCCATGGCATCCGGTCTTGCTCTGCCACGATCCGCAAAATCGCATCAGCAACAGCGCGTGAACCTTCCCGGCTGGCATAAAGTAGATCATGTAAAGTGGCGGCCCGAAAAAACCGTGCATCGGCACGAGGAATAAACCACCACAACGCACGAGGAACACTTGCCCCGTCGTAATTAAATCCACCCGGCACAATCACGTCCATTCCTCTTGGCCCTGTAATCTTATGCTCACAAGCAGCCGTAAAGGGATTGTCGGGATCTTCGGGCGATACCCAGACCAGCACCGCCCCCGGTGGACGCGATGCCTTGATCTGGGCCAGATCGTATTCAGGTGTGAACTCATACACCTTAGCCATTGTTTTTACCTGTGGATTTTCCCGCTGCTTCCCAAGCTGCCCAGGCATCATCTAACTTTGCGGCAATGGCCGGCCACTCGGCGCGGATTTGTTCCGGCGTCTTGTCACCATTTTGAACGGCCTTGATTGATTTGAAGGCAAAGACCCCAATTTCAATAAGCGCGTTTACTGTTGCGATTGTTGCCGGGTTCATGATTCAACACCTTTCTTTACAGTCAGAAGGATAAAAGCCGTTTCCTGCAAAGTGGTCAGTGCAGACTGATAATCTGTCACCTCACCAGAACAGAGCTTCACAGTGGATGGCATCAGGTCAGAAACGGTCTTGATCGTTTCTTCTGACAACTCCCCCGCCGCTCGATAACCCGCGAGCACACGTACTGTAGAGATAATGCCCTCACAGGTAATTTGTACTTGCTGTTCAGCACTCAGGCGATTGCCACCCGGTGTCGTACAGGCAGACACAAAAAAAGCCGCTACAAGAGCGACCGTCATCAGTATGTTTTTCATAATAACTTTCCTAATAACTCCATGACGCAGGGCGATATGCGTAGGGGTGGCCCTCGTCTATGTGAATGAAAGTCTTAGCAACCCCGATACCCTTAAAACGCATGTCGCTAATGGTGGTAAGTAGATCGTAACGCCGTGCTTTCAGCGGAACGATATCTGCGGCAAGTCCCAATGAATGCGCGCCGGGCCGCTTCTTGTTTTTTTCGACCGGATGATTCCGGCACCGAAAGCCGCTCGTAATCCGCATTGGCCCGACAAAATTACGAAGCTCTTGCAGCTTTGCCATAAACTCCGGGTTCATATCCGCACGGCCGTTACATTGACCACACTTACAGGCAAATTCGTATGCCGAGAAGTTAGGGTAATCTGACCAGTTAAGGGGCATCCTCGTTCCTCCGCTTCACTTCCAGATATTCCTGTCGGGCTTTAGCGATACGAAAGGCCAGCAAGGCAAGCCCCCCAACACCGATACAGACAGCAACACCTGTATTGAAATAATGAAGCCACAAGGGAGTAGATACGGCTGTAATACCGATAAATTTATCGAGGTTTTCTCCTCTTAGAAATGCATCAATCATGCCTTACCCCAATTCGCATCATCAAAGACATCGATATTAGCCAACTCTTTATCGGGCAACGACTTCAAGAGATTTGATTGTTGCCGTATAGCTTTAATTTGATGTTTTATTCCCTTGAGAACTGTTACTTCGTTATCCTCTGCATTACTCAAATCTCTAAAGTTTCTAATTTCGATTAACTCTATTGCACGCTCTAGTTTTTTGAGTGGTACAACCTCGTCGATACGACGAGCAGTTTCATTGTTGATTTCAACACGCTTCTGACTTGCGATTTGTTCAACAGCTTTATCCTGCAAAGACTGCGTAATAACCCATTCGTCCCCGACCACGGCACCGCCATCATCAATAACAAATTGATAAGGATTGGGGCTGGCTTTTACGGTCAGGACAGCCCGAAGCTTGGCCCCATCATTCAAATCAAACGGCAATCTTTGAGGAACCTGATTGTTCCCCACAAGACCGCATTTTTTAGCCAGTCCCGGCGTCCAAGCACTGACAGAAGAAATAAGGACCCCATTTTTCTCAATTGCATATTTCATGATTAATTCCCCAAGATAGCCGGAAGGTTGCCGCCACCCGCTACGTCTGCGATGGCAAAGCCAATGTATGTTCCACCGCTTGCATTGTGGGTATTCGCTGTTCCACGGATTTTGAAACCATTTGCTGTTATATCAATGTCACGCGTAGAACTAGAACTCTCGGCGTTACTCAGATCTGCATACAAGCCAGTATTGACAGGGTTAAATTCGTTCCGTTCACAATCGTAAATCAACCAACTACGCGAAGCATTAGTTTGCTTGAACAAAATCCATCGTGGCTTAAATCCGCAGACGACATTAGGCCCGTCACCAGAACCGGTGCCTGTGTATTGGAAGACTTTAGATAAGCTCGCAACAGACCGGACACAAAAAGCTACAAAATTTTCCGAATTAAGATTAAGTACGGATCCAGCATTTCCCCCTGTATTAAGCACAGTCGCGCCGATGACGCCGTTATGGATATTAGCACTACCGTCAGACAATAAACCGTTTGCTCCGTCCAATATTAGGTAATGCCCCAACGCAAGCGTCATGCCAATGTTGTTTGTATATACGTACCTGGAGCCGACAAAACTTCTAGGTGTCACGATTACCAAATCAGGTGTGTCCGGCAAGCCATGGCCAACAGTCATTCCCGCAGTGCCGTCGGCTGTGTAAATCACTAATGACATAAAGCCAGAACTATCAACAATAACTTGTGATGGGATCGTACCGTCGTTGTTAGTGACTTCCGTGCCGTCGTTACCAAAAATCCAGTCAACAAAGTTATTGCCATTGTTGTTCAGCCCGTTGCGGTCACCTATAAAAATCTGCCCATCGTTGAAGGCTTTAACGCTATCTACCCTAGTTGCTTCAGCACTTGCTAGGCTTGAGTACAATTCTTTTCCTGCCCCGCGAAGCCTGTCTTGCAAAATGTGTTCGTTCGAGGCAGTTCTGTTCTTAGTCCAAATCAAACCCGTCTTATCGAAAGGGGTGAGAATTATAGCATCTGCACCTGTTCCGGTTCGTAGATTCACATCAAACTTGTCACGTCCGTGGTGTTGGGGTGTTTCAAGGTTTGAGCTTTTGATTTCTTTGAAATCTGTGGGTGGCGTATAGGCAAATGGTTTTTGGCCAAAGTTTATGTCCCAGATGTTTGATCCGGCGGCTGAACTCACTTGACCAACCGCTGCCACGTAACTTAACCCTGCTGTTACAGGGAACTTTCCGCGGGAAACATTATTCTTGAAAAACTCAATCTCATTGGCATCAAAATCAAGTGCGATACCGATCACATCGCCTGTTGTATATGTGGCACCGCTAGCACCGCCGGAACCATTTGAATAAACCTGTCCGTTGTACCCATAATAACCAAAGGTGTTTTGGTTTCCGTACCAAGAACCAGAGAGAGTTTGACCATCTGCAATAATACCCACCGCACCTTGGTTTGGGCTGGCCCCGCCGGATATTGTGACTTCCCAATACCATTTACCGGAAGACATCGTCAGGGAACTTTCCGCATTTCGTGTGACGCCGGAAGCAGATAACCGTGTACCACCGTGACTAATTCCTAATGCTCCGTTTCTGATTTGGGCCAAAATAGGATAAGGATCACCTGGTGTATCTGTTAGCTGATCGTCTGATGTGATTCCCGTCGGTGTCCAGGTTACGAGATTACCCGCTTTTATTTCTCCTATCTGTCCACCATTTTCAAACAACAGCTGCCCACCGTTAGGACCGTACTCAAGATGTTCGCCATCACTTTGCGGAGCTCGTAGCGTATCAAAACCTACATGAGCAGGACCAACAAAACCAGTAGGTGGTGTCTCCTTCCAAGGGCTATCACCAAAGTTAAGCAAGACCCCCGTGTCATAGGAATTCACCATAACCCGATAAGCAGTGTCGGTGATGGTATGACCACCTGTCCCCGTCGCAGGATTGCCGTCCTGCCAAATACCATCGGCTCCCATCCAGAACTTGTTATCGTCAAGATCAACAGCAAAGGTCAAAGTCTGTGATGCAGTTCCAGATACAAATGTTCCTATGTTCGCACCACCTTTAAAAGCGATAAGACTGTTACCTTGATACAGCCCGATACTCTCGACTATGCCGCCAACAAATTCCTCGTTACCTGAATAGCCCTCATTACCAACTTGGGCGATGCCGACAGCATTTGAATTGGATGGATTTTCCAACTCGGCTTCAAAGTATATTTTCCCGGAAGACAAAACAAAATTGCTGTACGCCCCGATAAATGACGCACCTGTCGCGCTATTCCGAAGCCCCCGTTCAGAAAGAACACCGGGTGTTGAGCCGCTCGTTGGTAGAAGCTTACACCGTTTCAAGTCCGACTTTGCGGGTTCTTTAAGCGGACCATAACCCGCTACCGGGTATTTATAATCGGCCTGTCCAAAGTTGACCTTGGCTCCACTTAAACTGTGTATGGTATTGTATAGCCTGACATCGCCATACTGAATTGTTATCCCCCCGCCACCCGACGTAGGGTCTCCAACTTGAGAAACACCGTCGAGAGAGTAATAAAATTTACGAGAGGTCAGATTTAACTGTATTGAAATAATCTGTCCGATTGCAGGTGCTGGACTTTGCAACAAACCACTCTCGACACCATTATTATTTTCAATAAAAGCGTTACCCCCAGCATAAATACCCGTTGGAGTGTTATAATTTGACCAAGCCCCCGTATTGGATGAATCATCATCAGGCCCCACAAAAATCTGTAAATTACCTGTATCAAGCAGTTCGTACTCAACTTGAATTAAACCAGTGGATGGCAATACATCGGAATAAATACTATCCCATGACGCATGATCGCGCTCTACGTATTGACCTTTATCCAGTATCTTGGTGAGAGTGCTTTGTGGACTGTTTTTATGTAATGCCAAGAACCGCTCTTGCTGTCCCTCGGTCGTGAACTTCTTGGTCGTGGTAATGACGTTGTTACCAAAAGGCACATTCTGTGTTCTATAGTTGATCATTTCTTGTGGCGTCAGAACTTCGCCATCAAGAAGCACGAAATCAGATAGAACATGCTCTCCTTCACCAATCTGCATGGCGGTACCAGCTAAGTTCACACCCACAGCCGCATTTTGTGTAGGGGGTGTTTGCGTATCCCACAGGTCAATTTCTTCGTCGTTCACAACCATCTTGATTGTTCTGGCCACGGTATCAACGGCAAGCCCCAGGAACATCCATTCGGTATCACGGAATTTTCTGGTTGTGTGATAAGCCCCAACTGCGGACGTGCCATTCCAGCGCAGGGTGTCATCTGTATCAAAATACCAATAACAATAAGTCCCGCCGGAAAAGATGTAATGCAGTCCTCCCAATTGGGTGCGACGCACGTTACACATAACCGTAAATTGGCGTTGATTACCTGAAACCGTGGGGGTGTAAGTCAGCTTTTTTCCCACAGATAGTGCCAAGGAATTTGAAAGATCGTTGCGCCAACGACTATCAGTACCTGAATAAAGTGCTCTCATTCCAGCACCTCCAGAGCTACACGGGCAACACCATTTACCGTAGACATATGCATGATGGTAATCACCCCGTTCCCCACACCGAATGATCCCTTAACATAATCAAAGCTGGAAATATCCAACACTCCGGCTGTCGGTCCATTGGTTACCCAGACATCAACCGAATTGTTATTAACCTTGTCGGCAGTAATAACCCCATCACCATTATTGGTCATGGATGTCAGGAATGTCTTGGTCAGATCAATCACGGGGTTGTCTGTCGTATTGCCATATGAATTGACTGTGGTCGGATAACTCACGCCCAGAATTCTGGATAAATTGGTCAAAAGAACCTGATCTGTCCCGGTCAAAACCGAAAAATCATGGGTGTGTGCCTGGCCTGTATCATTGGCAAGATTGATCAAATCCTGAACCGTCGACATCAAGGTGCTAAAACCAACTGATGACATCACCAGCTTACCATTTTCATCATAGTACGGCACCTCATTGGGCACCGGTGCCGGGAACTGCAGTTCGTCACCGGAATAGGCAATGGGTAGTTTAATCGCCCGGCCGATCTGTACATCCTGTTCCTGATTTTGAATGGTCAACAGATCAACAGCTGTCTCAATAACATCGGCGGGCATACCATCTGACACAGCAAGGTCAGTCTGCTGCTCCAACGGCGTCGCCCCGAGCACAGTAACCGTATCCCCCGTAGCAGGAGCATTAGTAAGCGTAACAGAACCCCCATTTTCGGCTCCTGCACCACTTATTTGCGAAGGCGTCACAAAGCTTTCAGCGCCGCCTGAAGTTGTCACCACAACCTTCAAGTGGTTATCAGCAAGAAACTTGAAGGGCACAGCAAAAGTTACCGTAGAGCCATCCCCGGTGTAAGAAGCTCTCCGCGGTGTCGCAGAAATAGTCATGTCAAATTTTCCCAATAAAAAAACCTCCGCTAAAAAGCAGAGGTTGAGACCTGTTTATCCAAGAACGATTATAGGTAATGAATCAGAGACGAACAATTCATCATAACAAACTGATTTTAATGCACGAAAGAAGATATCTTAGGAGTCAAAATAGGTGAAAGTGTTCCTGCTAGCCAAGTTTTATTTGTAATATTTTCTGTAGCTCCCTGCCAAATTTCAGCATTGGGATCATTGTAAAGACCAGCGATCAGTGCATTCACGCCACCTTCGACCGCATCGGTTAAAAGCTGAGTTCCTTGATTTTTCATAATTTCATCAACGGGTATACCTGTTTTCTCAGAAATCATGATTACATTGCCAATTACTCGGTTTGCAAACCACTTCTTAGCAGGTTCAGGCAAAGCTTTTACCAGTTTATCGACCTTTATCGCTTCGATTGCCAAGCCTGTTGCAGCACCGGTAAGAATAGCAGCGGACTTTTCCTTTGCGCTAGCTTGATTGTTGACAGCTCGTATTTTCTGCTTGTGCGCTCCCTCCCCTGCTGCGACGACAGCCATCATAGGAGCACTAACCGAACTAATACCAATTTTAGTTAAAACTTCGCCTGTATCATACGCAAGATCGGTAACCCAATGCTGTTGATCTGGCTTAAGGTATTCCGAGAAATTAGTAATTTCCCCTCCAACGTCTTGAAGCCCTTTTGATAAAGCTTTAGACGGATCTAACATCCAACCAAGTTGATTTTCTTCTAAAAAGGTTGAAAGTACTTCAGGCACGATCACCTTCTGAAATTGTTCCTCAGAAATCACCCCCGAATTAAGCATCATTATAACTGGCGACAAAGCAGGAAACAAAGAAGCCTCAATCGCTCCCGGCGCTAACTCATCAACGGCTTCAATGATATCCCCTACTCCGCTCACAGCAGAGCCGACCACGTTAACTCCTCCAGCAAAAAACGCAGACGTAATGTCATCAAGCCCCGGAAAATCTTGCTGACTAATATCAGGAGGGCTTATTACTCCTTGGACAGCAAGCTTACCCATAATAGCTGCCACTTCAGCGTGTTCTAAAGGTCTAGGTCCCGTAAAACGAGTGCTATGTTGCTTTCTACTTTTGAGTTCTTTTTCAACAGCGTCATAAACTGTAACAAGCGCCTTATCAAAGTTATCTTTTTTATTAAGGTTATACCCACTGGAAACCACATCCTTTATAATGGAAAAGTTTATTTTTTCCTCACCAGTAGGATGCTTGGACAACATTTTTTTCATTCTGATAATGTCATCTTCAATATACTTATTGGTACCAAGAAAAGGATCGCTGTTATTAAGTTTATCTGGCTCCTCATGCCAGGTTGTTAAAAATCGAGACACTGCACTATTATGTATTGCATCATCTTTTTTATAGTCACTTAAACCACCTTGATCGTTTTTGCTTTTCTGGATTGCATGAACAATTCTTTCCTGCTGCCCGTTAGCAACCTCAATTGATTGATCCTTAACAATAGAATCCTCGTGTTTTTTTACTGCATCAAGTATTCTCTCTTGTTGTGCACTTCTTAATAAAATCGAATCATCTTCTGTTTGATCGACAAAACTATTATCCTCATCCCCGTGCACAGGCTGAAGCACCTCACCATTGGCGACCATGTTATTGGCAATTTTCTCAATCTCAAAAGGTCCGGCGGGTTCTTTGTGCGTTCCGTTATATTCATCAATTCTTTCATCAAGTTGAATTCGGAAATCTACAAAATCTGGGCGACTAAACTCTTCTTGCCCGCTCCTTCCCGTAATTTTCTCCCAAGTCTTCTGCGCCAAACGTTCACGCAATTTAAAACTGGCAACAGCACGAGGATCCGGCTCATTTTTCTGCATAGCCATAACCTCACCGATTTGCTTTGGAGTTAGATCCTTAAAGTAATGAGATAAATCATAGTCTGGAAAAGCTTCAGGATCAGCGACTTGTAACGCTTTGAGTTTGTGTAGGGTACGTAAACCTTGAACACGCCTAAACTTAACATCAGAAGAGAAATCGTTTTCAACTGCGTTCATCTGATCAGCATATTCTGCTATCTGATTTCGATCTATTTCAGCTAAATCCAGAGAAAGGTCATTAACATTGATGTTACCCTTATTTTCAACAAGATAATTCCATGCCGAATAACGCTGTCCCTTTAGTCTTTCTCTTTGCTCTTTAGCTTGAAGGCGTCGTTCATTTCGCCAGAGAAGAGCCGCCTCCTCACCCACGAACTGATCTGGATAATATTCCAACGTTCTAAACAAATCTTCTTCGGAAAGCCCCGCAGAATAAATATTATCCAGAAGCTTCGTGGCCTCGTTACGTACAATTCCTTTAGAGGCGATGGATTGAAAATATCCCTTATCTTCGCTACCGACATATTCATCAATGTTGATGGCCGTCCCTGTTGCGGGGTCAACGCCATCCAGCAACAATTGTAAGGCTTCATAATTTCCCTGCTTGGCGTGTCCCTGAAGCGCAAAGGTCAGCAAACTTTTTCGTGCTTCCCTGCTTTTTCCAACAGCGGCCTCACGCCCCATTCCTGGCGCCAGATCATTGATATTACTATCAATAACGATAATGGCATCCGTCAGAGTATCCGGATTATTAACAACACCGGAACCATACTTTTCAATGTGGCGATCAACAGTCGTATGAATTTTCTCTTTGATGATTTGCTGCTTGAAAGCCCTGAGAGACTGCAGATCAAAACGAGCCTTTTCGTCAAACCGCTGACTAAAGGCGGCGGCCTCATCTTCATCTTTGAAATTCTGCCGCGCCATCTGATCAGTTTTCATATCTGCATAGGCCGAATTGATTTCTTCATCAATTTTGGATGGTGAACTGTCGGTGAAACCGAGCTGCTCCTTTATCCCCTGATAAAGACCAGAAGCAAATTCGGACATTTCTTCATAAAGGTCGATATCACGCAGCTTTTCCTGCATAAAATCAGATGCGTCCCTCAAATCTGATTTCACGCCTTCGATAAAACCTTCACCTTCTGGGCTCTCAAGACGATCAATATCATCAACAGCGGCCTCCTGTGCTGCTTTTTTTTCCTTCTGATCTTTTTCATGAACCGCTTTTGCAAGCCTGGAAATACCGCTCGTAACAGTACCAATGTTTTCATCTGGAAGCTGAAATCGAACCGTAGCAGGGGCTCGACTATCAGGAATATTTGGCATTTTCGATAACCTTTAAGCTTGAACCCACTGAAACTTGGGCAAAAAAATAGATCCAGCAATTCTGCTTGGATCCAAAGAAAAAACTAAAGAGATAGGGGGAGCAATGCTTACAGAGATATTAGATCATTGCTATTTACTGTGTCCGTAACAGTTCATTGTTTGAAAAATTATTCAAAAATCCGGCCACATTGTTTTCTATATCAACATCAGGATTATCTATTTGAGGTTTCGTGAAACCTTGTCGCATACGCTCTGATAAGATTTCATCCGTATCAATGGCATCTTCAGGATCCTTTAAAAGAGTATGAGAAGATGATGAATTCTTACGATCAATGCTTTTCTCAGACACTGTCTCATCAGGCCCAAGAGCACCAGTCAGACGGTCATGAAGTATTGATCTCTCAATTTTATCACCGATTATCTTCTTGTGTGATGGAACCATTCGCAGGCTGTCACTCTTTTGGTAAGACTGAACCCAACTCTTTATTCTTCTATCCGCAAAACCCCAAACATCTTCGGCGTACTTTAAATTTTTCTCTCTCAGATTACCTGTGCCGATGCCCACAGTACGAATATGGTAATTTCCATCTTTCACGACGATAGAACGCTGTACCAACCCTGGATCAAGAAGGTGCAAGTTTGTTGTATAATTTGTCACAATACCGGAGTGAGCCGAGGAATGCTTTACAAACCCTGGCCCAGCAAAATTTCCATACTTTGGCCCTAGTGGTGTTGCAAAGGTCGCCAACGCTGCGGATACAATTTCCTGGTCAACATCTTTGGCTGAAATACCAAGATCATGTAAAAAGCCGTATTCATGATAATCCTCATGGCTCTTTTTAATATCAATGATGTCTTCACCAAGCGTATCGAAAAAGTTATCCTGATCAATCGTGACAGGACCATATTCATCCGTGAAAAAAGTTGCAGTGCCATCGTTATTTAACTGCCATTTGTCTGACATTCGCGTTTGTCCCTTTATGGTAAAATCTTAAATAAACAGCTGCACCAATCAACGCTTCAACCAAATTTCTAATAAAACCTTTCACCCAGATTTCATACCCGCAAGCTGTTCGAACATAATCAACAATAGCCACGCAATCCCTAGTGCTGTACCCAAAGCTTGAAGTACCTTCACGCGGATGCATAAAATCAAACAGGCTATAAATATCATATGAAATGAAGCAGATAACAAATAGCAGATATGTCCAAATAATCCGTTTCACTTTAAAGAAATTCAGGACCAATCCCCCTAGGAGAACGGGCAAATTTGACGGGATATGATAGAGAATTAAATAAAGTGAAAACTTTATGACTAACTCCAGAGCTCTGTCCAGAAGTAGAGTTACCTTTTGCGGGTTCGCTTCATCTATCAAAGTAAAGTCATAATAAAGCTTATCAATAAATTCATACGCAAAGGTCAGAAAAAAAAGAACCAGCATAGAAATAACAAAAGCTTTCAATACCCGCTTGAATTCTATTCCCTTAAAACGTGACTGAATAGCTGTCATAAACATTCTTCTAGCTCATTTTTTAATCAAACTTCAGATAGCCAATTAACTCAGAAAGCACCACTTTATTCAACCATAAGATATAACGGGATTAAATCTCTATCTCCTATAACATTATCTATAAGAAGCTTGATCCCGCATTGAGAAAACCACCGATCATGGCGTTGTTTCCGGCACGTTTATAGGCTTTGGCTTGCTGATTCCCGGCGTAGAGAATATTATCCACTTCCTGCGCCCCCAGCTTTTCAGTCTCTTCAATTAACAGGGCCGGACTGCCTTCAATTTTTAAACCCGCCGCTGCAAAATTGGCACGCTGTTGCCCCGCCAAACGTTGTGTATTGCGTCGACTGATCGCGGCCTCCTGCGCCGCAAACCGCCTTGCCATTTTGGCCTGTTTTTTCGCGCGTTTACGTTCGGCAAAGCCGTTAAAAAGCGCCCCACCCGCCCCGAGTAAACCAGCCGTCGACGACAAACCACCAATTCCTGCCAGCGCACCAATAGCCGGAGCCGCACCCTTTAAAACTTTTTTGACACCTTTAAAAAGCTTTTTAAAAAACCCCATCACGTAACCCTTTATGTTAGATTTCTTGTCAAAACTTGATCAGCATCAGGGATATATTCATAACACGTTTGAAACACTTCAAACGGCACAACATTACCGCCACTTAGCCGACCTCACCTTTATTTAATTGTTCAAAGGCCTCAAACTAGCTACCATTGCGTGCATTATATAAATCGGCACTGTTCTCTATGCATTCTCTAATCGATAAAATCGAAGCTGAATTCAAAAAACGTTGCTTGGCTTACAGTATACTCGCCTGCGTCTCTGCAATCATCTTCTGTGTACTTCTGTACATATCCCTAGTGTTTGCAAAACCATCTGATTTCACAATGTACTATAGCTGGGACCCCCCCCCCGAGATTTATATATACAGAAAATATTGGGGAATGCTTTTATCAACAGCATTGATCTCTATCCTCATAATCGCCCTACTTTTAACGATCACAATTCCTTTTTACCTGATAAAAAGACAAAAGCTGGATAGCTATTTCAACACTTTGAAAAACAAGTCAAATTTACCATGTGATTTTATATATATCCTCAGATATGCAACACTGTTTACATCTATCATATGGTTCATACTTACGATTACTTTTTGCTATGACACACTATCTGAACTGTACCCGCCTGTTCTTTTGGAAACAGTAGAAGAAAACCATGACATCGCGACAGCACGACACTGGGAAGATTATACTTATTTCCTGTTTTGTCTTTTTTCAGTGGTTAGCAGCATTTTTGCAATAACTCCCGTATCCCTGAGCAGCTATCTTATTTTCAAAGGCCAAAAGTAAATGTCATTGAATAGATTTTGATTGTCTGTTTATTTGAGAAGACATTAAAGAATTGCGGGGAAAGCCATTTAAAAATCCCAAATTTTCTTGTTCTTTATTACGATCAAGATGATTTAGATCTTCTTGTTTTCCTTGACCTAGATCACTCTTTTTCCCAGACCAAAATTCTAAATCATCATTTTCAGGTAAAAAATTCTCGGGATTGATTTGGTCCAAATAACTTTGGTTTCTATGAACAGGAGGAGCATCAATTGTTTTATTTCCAAGCACATCAATACTATCAAAATCAATGTTTTGGTATTTTAGACGCGCATTTCTTCTCAAGTTAAGTTCTGTCGCTTCATAGCTATCAGCTAGAATCTCCCGGTTAGTAAAATCACCAGAACCTCCGCCAGGGGATGGAGGACGACCTGGGGGCCACTCCTCTCTTATCCATTTATTATTCTTACTGAATATCCAACCATCAACTTTCTGTGGATTACCAGTATAATTCTTGGTTCTCACTCTCGAAGTGATTTCCTTTCGAACATTAAGAGGGATCGGGGCACTGACACCAAATAAAATACCTTCAAAAAACTCTTTAGAATCTCTTTCTTTTAGCTCTGTTTTCATTGTGTAACGGGTCGCAGCTGCATTAATCGCCAAAAACTTTTCCAGCTGTTCGGGATCTTGTTTTATTGTTTCGCCAATTGTTTCGCCTGATTTTAGCTTATGATCCCAAAAGTAAAACGCACCTCCCCAACCGGCTAAATCCTGCTCACCTTCTTTTAAAGCACCATCAATTTCAGCATTAATAATTTCACTGATACCTGGCAATATCCTGATACTTTTCAGATTGTTATCATTATTTCCACCCTCGTTTAACTCCTGCTTATTTATCTCATATTTGTGTTTTTGCAGTTTTTTTATAACGTAACTTACGACCCCGCGACCAATGATCTTCGTTGTCTCATCTAAACGATCTTTGGTTCCGTCCATTCCTGTTTCATCTTTAATATCAAGAGACTTTCCTGAATAATGTAGCCCGTACTTTGAAACAGCTCGTATAAACTTATTTGCTGAGCTTTTTGGGTCATCACTGTTAATTTCCGCTGCTCGCTCAAACCATGTTTTCGTTTTCTCATAGTCAGGATCATCTCGGTTGACCCCTAACATTTCTGGATTTTCTTCGAGAACTAAAGCAATTTCGGCATAGGCTTTATAGAAATTTTTAGTACCCTCTTTAGTGTTCACCTTAATATTTCCTAAGAGTTCAGCAGAACTCTTAGGAACTTTTAATGAACGACGAAACGCTTCTAAACGATGAGTGTTTTCCATTTTATGCCTCAATAATAACGCCCCGGAAAAAGCAAAACGTGAGAGGGAACTACCCCTCTGACTGTACTTCTGTGATCAGTGATCTGATTGTTGCGGGTAGTGGTTGTCTTGCGCGGATAAAAATTTGTGCCTTGTCGCTAAAGCCGTTTTCCGGGTCAATTTCCAAGTACCCGGTGTAGAGATCCGGGGACTGCCCAAAGGGTGTCGAACCATCGCGAAAGATATGTGTTTGGGTATCTGCCAGCGTATCACCGGCTTCGATTGTTCCCGTGTTCATGACATCCACACCCATGGAAACAACCCGCTTTTTCTTGCCTCGACCAGTTCCATTTTGCAGTGCGACAATCGGGGATAAAGGCTGGACGACAGATTGATAAGGCAAGCCGGCTGTAATTTTCAAACCTGTACGGTTATTCTTTAACGATACCTTGCCATCATTTGCCACCATTGATCGTGGAGACACCTTGCCATCATGCAGGATATCCACCTCTTCACCCACCAGATGATCAAAACCGTTAATGGTGTTTGCCGCATCCCCTTCATAGGTTCCGCCACAATCCACAAAGAAGGCATCTTTTTTATCACCACCATCGTCAAACCCGGCTTCCATAAATTCAATGTGGCGCACGATTTCTCCATTGACTTTGCGCTTCACCGACAGCCACAGAACTTCCCGTTTGGCTTCATAAGTTACGGCAACGGTTTCAACTTCGCCCCAATCATGGTCGTCGGTTGATCCGCCCAATTTATGGCGATGAAAGGCGACAACTTCCTGTGATTTTTCATAGGTAACGCCAACCAGTTGCCCGTCATCCCGCACCATCCAGATAATGGAATCAGGGTCATTGACCATGTCCATATCCTTGATCCCGGTGCCCGTAATATGTTGGGATAAAAAGGTCTGATCCGGCGCAATAAAGCTGTCGCGCTCAAACGAAAAGACAAACTCGTGCAATCGCTTTCTGTTCCGACTTAAAAAGAGAGCCACTTCCCCCTTCTGGATCGGCGGAATAGCAGCTGATCCTTCCGTGGTATGGCGGCGATTGATCACCGACGTCACGGTCAGGGCTTCATTGGCTGACGATCCGCTCAATGTTCTTGTTGCTCCCGATGTTCCCATCATCAGGGCACGTCCCTCGACCATCCATTGAATATGATTGACCTGTCCAGCCTTGATCGTGGCTTTAAAGGCATCGTCAGCATTGGTGCCTAAAGTAAAGTTTTTCTCGTTGGATGTTTTCGACGTCCAGATGGTTTGCGGTTGATCAGGTGGCGAGGCAAAGATAGATCGCTGCTGGTAAAAGGAACAGCGTCTGGGATAGTTCCCTGCCTTCCATTCCGATGGCTTGGCAGTAAAGGTAATATCCGCCAGTGACCAGTCGGCATGATCATTCCGTTTTAGCTCTTTTGGCGGGTGATCCTTGTGTACAATCCACAGGCTGTTTTCCGTCTGGGTAAAGACCAGATCAAACAGCTCTTCTTCTTTGTAGGGTGTGGTAATTTCATAAGGGGCATCATCTTTTTCAATTTGCCCGAAATCACGATAAAACCGCATGTAAAGATCGCCAATCTCCAAGATGTAGGCGTCTTCTGTTGAGTATTCGAACGAAATTAGACGGCATTGTTTATCGGCGTGTTTTGCCTTTGCCACAAAGCGGGTTCCCGGACGACGTGTCATGCCGCCATGTGGTAACACAATCCAGTTTTCACATAGTGCCAATCCTGTCTGGTAGAGCTGCGTATCTTCCCGTCCGTGTAATCGGGGCGTTATCTCACCGCGAACAAAGCTGGCTTGAAGGGTTCTTGGCGGCATCAATTTCGCGCCTCCACCCAGGACGAAGGAACCAAATCGCTCACACCGTCTTCCATCATGTCATTGGACTTGGCCAGTGCCAGATCATTCCTGTAAAGGCCAAGGGCCATATTCAGTTTGGTTTGTGACCCGGTTAATACCTCTGCCAACCTCACCGCCAGTTGAGCCGCTACAACACGACGCAAGTCCGGTGGCATGTCCGACGGTTCCACTTCACTACTGATATAGCGGTAATAAAGCGGCGCGGACTGATGACACAGGATGTATCGCCCTTCCAGCTGATATACCACGGGCAGGCCATCATATTCCCCTGTTGTGGTAATAGGCAGAACCTGAATATCATCAACCGGGCGTCGATATCGTTTCCATTCACCAAAGGCTGATGCCTCGGCGGATGCAGCCAGTTTCACCCGGCGGATCGCGCATGACCAGGGATAGGCACGCAAAACGGTTTCGACTGCTCTGGGATAGGCGATCTTGCATTGACGCGCCTCCTTGCTGTTTTCATCCAAGGAAACAATGGATTTATCACCCAGGATCTGCAAAGCATCCCGACAGATTTCAACTTTGCTGCTCATCTGTTTTCCTGACCTGTAGTTATGGGATAATACAAAAGCGGGCGACCAGTTCCCCCGATCTCCCGCCTTCTCAAACATCAAAGGAATTCAATCCTTGATGATATCAAGCCCTTTCCATCCAACTGGATGAAAAGTGTTCGGCCTCTCTCAAGTCAAAGATATCTCCCTCTTCCCTGAGCTGGGCACCGTAATACCCCAGGGCAATCGCGCGTACCTTCAGCACTTCTGCTTTAGGTACAGTATCAAGGCTTGCCGCCGACACAGCTTTGGCAGAACTCCGCCCTCTCTTTGCGGTCACTCCTTTCGCGGATTTTGGCCGCAATGCCATTAACTCTGCACTCCGGCGACAATTGCTGCTGAAATCTTGCCATTGGTCGGATTTGTTCCCGTCACCGTATAGCGAAGACGCATGTACCGTTCATCCAGACCCTTGGGCAAAATGTGGAAAGACGTCTGTTTTCCCGCCACAAGATCAGCCTGCACAATCGACTGAGACAGCACTTCGCGTGGGGAAGAGAAACTGGTTGTGCTATCCACTTCGATTGCGATTTTCAGTGATGTCAGATTGTTAAAATCCTCTGTCACCTGCACATTCAACGGCACCGCAGTGCCATCACCGGGGTTGCTTGGCAGTGCTGCAGACGCCCCGACAACTGTCCCGGTTGTACCAAGATCAAGAATATTGGTTGATGCAGCAGTACTGGTAATTGCCTGCTGATCCGAAAAGGTAAGTTGCTTACTATGAATCATATTAAATCTCTCTCTAAGTTCGGAAAAATTAAGCAGACAGAACGCGTGCTTCGGTATTAAGAAGCGCGTCAGTTTCACGAATTGGAATACCGCGATAGGTCAAGACTTCCTGACCTTCCAGTTCACTGTCTTTCAGGCGAACAAAGTTATCCCCGGCCCCGGCATTGGTTGCCAAGGCATCCAAGGCTTCAAGCACATCACGGTTACAGTAAATAACCTGACGCCCCCCTGCCGCATCACCGCGACGGATACGGCTTTGCAGTTTGTAATAGGCTTTACGCATGAAATCATAAAGCTTCACATTACCCGCCTGCATCTCAGATACATCAATGTTGGCGACACGGGATACATAGCGCCAATCCTTGACGGCCAGCCCCAGATGCCATGTGAACTTTTCTTCCTTCACATAGTATGGGTTGTTGTTGTCATCCAGAACGCGTTGGCGCCCCATATCATCCCGTTGCAAGCCCGCTTTTGTGCCTTGCGGATAAAGCAGATGACAGTGACGATCACCCCAGGTTACAAACCAGATAGATGTGTTATCCGACCCGGTACCACCTGCATCAATGACCTGCTCACCTGCACCACCGCCGCCGATGGCATTAAAACGTGCAGAAAGCCCTTTGAACTTTTCCGGTGTTGATGCTGTGTCATGATAAAACAGACCAGATGCTGCTTCCTGGTTCATTGATTCCATAAACGCCATGGCTTCGTTCAAACGAACACCCGCTTCGTTCTTGGACAGGTTTAGGACACGTTCATCAATGGTGGCCAAAGCTTCCAGATAGCCCGTTGTATCGGTGACCTGTTGTTGTTTGGCTTTTGACTGTGTAATGCCTTGATACAACGCGCCCCATGAAACGGATGGTAAACCGGTACGAATGGTATGCAGGTGTTCTGATCCTTTATTGCATTCCATCGCAATCGCATCATCCAGAATAGGGTTTTGCTGTTTCAGAAGCTCGATAATTGTTGCAGTCGAACCATTCGGATCAGTTTGTTTATAAATATCGATAAGATCGACAAAAGTATTTCCAAGTGTAGCCATAATCAGCCTTCCTTAGTAGATGATGGGTAGAGAATTTCCGCAGCAGATCTGTTGCGTCTGGTTGCACCGGCTCCGCCGGGGCTGCTGTCCTCTACCAGGGAGAGGCCAGCTTTATGAAAGGCGCGAATGACAACGGGATCATTTAAGATCCCGGCTTCAGACAACACCCCCTCAAGTTCAGAACCACCCAATGCCTTGAGGGCACGATTGGCGGTTCTGACATTCACATCCATTTTGGATCCCCACTCTTCGCGAAGCGTTTGCGTGGTTTCCTCAATTTGTTGGCTTAAATATTGTTGTTGTTCACGTTCCAGATTTTCCATGGATTGCGTTTTGGCCTGCAAATCCATATCGGCCAGCACCTGTGCCTGTTCTGGGGAAAGCCCCAGCGCGTGCGAGAGTTCACTTATAGCCCCAGTGTATGCATTCCAGTCTTCCTTGCTATGCTGAGCACTGAGTTCTTCCGGAACCTCTAATTCGTAACCATCCGGGGTTTCCGGAACACCCAATGCCGCATAAAAGGCATCAATTTCATCTTCGCTGGCACCCTCTGAAGGTAACTTAAGATACCCATCCCTCTCCGTCGCCTGATCGGGTAAAGTATCATTCTGCCCCTCTGGATAGCTCTCTGGGTTCTCGCTTGTAGAAACTCCATGCTGTTCGATGGAAGATCCATTCAGGTCGCCCTCTTGAGCTGAATTTTGGGCATGAAAAAACCCGCTATCTTGCGATGCGGGTTGATACCGAGAAGGTTGCGAATAACCGGGACTTTCAGGGCCAGAAACGGCTGATCCGCTTAAACCGGAATCATCACTCATATTGCATATCTTCCTCTTGTTTTAAATAAGCCGCCTTTGCCAACTCTGCTCGCAAGTCAGAACTGACAGAAGCTTTCCGAAGAATATCGAACGCCACAGCACGTTTACCGTCATTGAAGACAGACGGCCCATCAGGGGGGGTGGTTTCAAAAGCTTGCGCCTGATCAAGGATATCTGCCAAAACCATCTGACCATCAGATGATGCAAAAAGCCGGCTATAAGCTTCGACAAGTTCGTGTTGTTTTTTAAGCGAAAAGGGCCAGCCTTTGAGCATAGTTTAAACCTCTCCTTCTGGGACCTGATCGGGGGCCGGGATCTGATCAGGGTTAAGTCCTGCCGCACCAAGTGCTTCCATAATCGGCAATGCTTTTCCGGCGGTATCAATATCCTGCGCTTGCTGTGCCGCCATCAATTGCTGTTGTTGGGCTTCTATTTTTGCCTGTCGGCTTGCTTGAACCTCTTCCACAGGACGCATCAGATCGGCTGGCATACCATTGATGTCCGCACGGGCACGAATAATGCGGTCATGATCAAAATTGTCCATAATTGTCGGATCGAACTGCGCCTGTTGCGCGGCTGTTTCCAACGTGCGCTGAATACCAACATCCTCCGCAGCACGCCGCAGTTTTGCCATAGGACTGGTGAATTTTAAGGTAAGGCTGCGGCCCTCAAGAACCTCTGGCCGTGGTGGCAGATCAATAATGCCATCATCTGCCTGACGTTCCAGAATGGCATTTTCACGCATCACCATAGATGCCAACATTTCTTCCTGCTTGGCAAAGGGCGGGCCAATCAATTCGTTCTTTTCCTGTGCTCGCAACGCCGCTTCATAGGCTGTCATGTCTGGCTTGTTCACAAGAATTTGCCATAGATCACCGTAAAAATTCGCGCTGATATCCATCTGTTTTTTGGCAATCAGCTGCTCGCCGATATCTGGTCGCGCCCCGGTTACAATCGGTTGGATTTTCAAACGCCCGTCATCGGTTACAAGGTCCGGATTGATGGCATTGGCGCTCAAATTCAATCTGCGCTTGAGCTTCTGAACTGTAGCAAAGGCAGGTGAGACCGCCTGTTCAGCCGCCGCAATCGTAGTCTTGTTCATAACATTGAGCTGTTTGATATCCGGCAGGGCCATCATGCCCGGTCCCCAGCCATAGGCTTCGCCGTCACTCTCTACAAATGATGACGCGTGTATGGGAAACTCGTAATAACCGGACTGTCGCAAGACATGATGATGCCCTTTGAGAACATGAACAGAGGGCCAGGGCAGAAGCGTTTGTGTATCTCCGCTCAGGGTCGTGTCAATAGCATGGATAATTTCAAATTTTTCTTCCAGTAAATCCGGCTTGTCCAATCGGGTTGTTAGAAACTCTGGTAAAGCCTCCAGACCGAACTCATCGATAATCTGTCGTAACGTAAGTTTATAAACCCGGTAGAATGTATCCACCTGCCCCCAGGCCGTGGTTGCCAGAAAGCATTCAATAATCGGGATCATGCGGTATCTAATGGGCGGCAAGTCTTCCCCGCCCGGACCTCGGGACAAGACTTCTTCGGTCATCAACACCTGGTTGCCATAGCACCCCAAAGACCGGAACATCCGCTGCGTATTCGACACAAAGCCCGATTTTGCCATATATCGAACAGAAAAAAGCTTCTTGGTTCGCTGTTCTGCCCAAGCTTGAACTTCATCGCTTTCCCGTAAATCATCATCAACAGGCTCCAGTCCGTGCCAGATTGATCCGCGGGGAATAAGCAGACTTTCGATTGCCGCGGAAAAACGCGCCAGATCCTGCAACGGGCGGGAACTGAACATCTTTGACATATCACCGCGTCTGCCCTCCAGAATTGATCCAAAAGGGTCAAGACGTTCAGCCGTTTCCATCCAGATCTTGTCAAACTTGGACCGTTCATTCGCCAGTGCGGCCTGACGATTAATTACCTTTTCAGCAAGCTCCATAAGATCTCCAGTTCACTGTATTTGATCCTCGCAAAACAAAGTTCCAAAAACAAAAAACCCTCGCATTAAATGCAAGGGGTACAACACTTATTGGACATGTCATCAAACTCTATAACACGCCCAAATCACCTATAGTCTTTACGCTTCCAGAGGACCTGTTTATCCAAGAACGAATATACCGTTATCCCAAGGGGCAAACAAAGTATAACGAAGAAAATTTTTAACGAATTTTGTTATATTCAGGGCGAAGCAAATTCAATGTTGCAAGGCCGCGAACCCGCCGAACAGGTGATGGCTTCAAACTTGTATAAGGGGTTAATAAAGAATCAGAGTTACTGGCATCTGGATACAAGACATCCTCTGGCGAAGGCCTTATTGTCCGCAAGCTTCGGTCATCCTCTGAACGCCCCTGCGAAAGTCGAAGGGATCGACCTGTATTTTGCCCTGTCCCCCTGCTCCTGAGAATACCCTCCGTATGGACTCTTCTGGTTGGCCGCGGCGGCCTGTAATTGCTTGAAGTCATTTGCATTTATCTCACCCTCCCGAAATTAGCCCGTCTGGCGTTAAGTGTTGATAGCTTTGGTGCCCTGCGCACGGGTGATTGCCCTTGCGACACACCAATACCCAAATGTAACGGGTCTTCTTCGGTTAATAGATCCGGATACAACTGTTCCGTCGCCCGTTCAAAAACAGATTTATTTCTCGTTTTTTCTCCTTCTTTTTGTAAACTTCGCCGTCCTGCCGCTACCGCACTTTGCTGGCTTTGCACACTATCCAAAACCTCACTGGTATAGGACTTCCCAACTGGGTAGCCTGCCAAAGAAGCTAACTCCGAAGTTCTGCCCACTAAACCAGCATACCCATGACTTCTAGAGATAAATGAAAGTGCCTGTTCTCCGGGGTTATATGATTTACTCCAGGCTGGCTGGCCAAAGGTTTCTGTGTCCAGAGAATAGGTTGGGTAGGCATCTACTCCCGGAAGCACTGAGCTTGTAAATCGAGAAAAAGCATATGTGCCGGGGTTGTTTATTTTTGCATAAGTTTGGGCGAGTGCTGTTCGTTCTACAGGCGAAGTTGCAGCTTTGATGTTATCCAACTGACTTTTTGTCAGGGGGTTGAGCTTCGCTGTCGCAATGCCATTCGCTCGATTATATTGTCTGGCCCAATCAACCCTGCTTCCCGAATATCCAGGTGGCGCATCAGGTGTGTGCTGCCATCCAGATCCCGTTTCCTCTGCTTCTTCCTGTTCTATTTCGTTATACTCTTTCTCTAAAGCAGCTCTGTGTTTGTCTGCCAACTCTTTGGTTTTATCGGCTTTCGGACTACCAGTTGCCCCTTTTGTCTTATTATTATCAATTGCCCCGGAGTTTCGGTTTTCTCCTCCGTCTCTATCTCTATTACCATTTGGGCCATTATCGTTCTCATCGCTTCGGTCCCGTCCCCGCCCATCAAGACCGGTATTATCTTGCGGAGAATTAGCACCAGCTTCATTATCACCAGGCGCATCATAGAACTCTCTGAACCCCGTTTTAGGGTTTACTGTGCCGCTTCCCCCCAATGCTTTTAACAGAGCCGCTTCGCGTTTATTTACATGAACCAGTTCTGTATCACCAAACCGCCCCTTCGCTGCCAGGCGCGCCAGGGCATTTCCTCTTCTTGACGTTTGTTGCCTTTTTCTCACGCTTTAATTCTCCTCAATTTAATCGGGCTTGGTAATACCGAACCCTTGCGGCTTGCATACGATTACCAGTGACAAAATACGCTTCATTCCACTACCCATAAAAAAGCCCCACTTTTGGTGGAGCTTGTTTTTCAACAAAGACGGATTATCCCAAAACGATCTTAACGGCGAACCAGATAAAATAAAAAGTATCATAGGACCGCGGTAAAAAGTGATATTCTGCCTCTTTATGTGCGATTAACCAACAAAAGCAGCAAGCATCTGCTATGAAATAGAGAAAAGCATTTGAACTCAGGATATTAACAATCTACCATCACATAAAGTTGCATACACTTATAATTTTCCATCATAGTTAGATTTCATAATGCGCATCCTTTTATCGCTGGCTCTGTTACTTATTCTTGCAAACTGTCAGACCACGAGAAACCCGGACACAACGCCGCTTAAAACGAACACGACCACAAGTAACTCGCGGCATTATCCCTTGGATATGGCACAAAGTGTTACAAATAACGCTGACCTGAAACACGCTCTAAAAGTTGGAAACTTTAAAAAATACGATCAACAGACATTAGACCTCTTGGCCTCAGATCAAAGACAAGTTGATATACCCGGAAAGGCGATTATCTATCGTTTTAATTATCAATTCATTATCAATAAGGATGAAAGACAAGAGGTCGCCGATATTCTTGACGGATTAAAATCCCAACCCCGTACGCCCCCATCACGCGCTGTATTTTTTAACAAGCTGAAAACACATATCGTGAATATGACCTCGGAAGAGGCATCGCAAATTGCTATTTGCGTGGCCGATTACACTTGGAACGATTTTCCCAGTAATCAAAAGGAAATTTATAATAAAATGTCGACGGGTATTAATATCACCTCAGAAGACAATGTTTCCCTGACCTATCGACCTGCCGCAAATAATAAAATTGGTAAAATCACAAAACCGGTCAAATGCATAATTGAAGCAATCGGATTATTCGATGAATTTAAAACTCATGTGAAAGTCCATTAACTTCACAGGCAAATAAGACTTTGGACACAATATTAATTTTCTTCGGTCCCTTCGCTCTGCGTTCAGTAAAACAGGAATTATTCATGCGCGCTCTCATTTCAGCATTTTTCGTTTTAAATTTGTTTATCAGCAACATTTCTTACGCTCAATCCGTTGACGAACAAGAACTCGCCCGTCAATTGAGAGAAGGTGAATTTGTAAAGTATCCACCAGAATATTTAGCAGAATTGAAGGAAGTCATTGGGTTGTTTGACCACCCGGGAAAATCAATTCCGTACCTGACATGTTTCAATCATATAGAAACAAACCTGACCAAGGGTGGCATCGTCGAAGAATTCAACGCCTATATTGATCACCCGCAAATCACTGCTAAACAAAAATCTTTTATGAGGAAATCTGTAAACAGGCTGCTGAATATAACGCCAGAAGAAAAATCGGGCATATGCGCCTGCAATACCAAAGACACCTGGGACAATCTGATGACACCGGGACACAGAACAGCTTACAACAAAATGGCCCAGGGAATTCCCCTGACAGAAAAAGATAATAAAGCCCTGCAAAAAAAGACGAATGTCGTGCGTCCGGCCACAGAATATGACCCCATGGCTTGTATCTTCAAACCGATGAATCTTTACAATGAATACCGTAGAATCCTCTAGCTATTGGTTATAACCACCTGCGCGTCCCAAGCATAATAAGAACCTTCACCAAGATCATAATTTCCCCACAATAGAGTATTGACCGATGTCAATTCTACATCCAGAATAACCACAACCATAGAAATACATCTAAACAAAGAATTATTATGAAAAATAGTTTTTTCGGTGCTCTTATCGGCGCAGTAATCGCCCTGTTTATCGGGTGGCTTAGCATCAGCTTTATCGGTGGAACATTTGGAATAACCACCGTATTTTTGTTGTTCGTTGGATCGACCATTGGCTTTGCACTTGGAAGAATGCGTAGCTAACCGCGGAACAACATCGGGCCGATGCCTGTCAGAACCCAAAACGCCGCGCCCCTGACAAGGTTTGCGGCGTTCGGTACAATCAATCGGTCAACACTGAAACTAATCAAATTAGCAAACATTTCAACTATTTTCTGAAAAACAACACTTTATCAATTCTTGACTTACCAAATAGGGACGATCACTATCATCCTTTAAAACCTGATCGGGAACACATCGGGCTCAAGAAGCTATCGCAAAAATCTTGCGCTAAAAATGCCCCCTTAAAATGCCCCGATGCAACCCAGATGTGAAGAAGCTATAAAAGACAGGTCCTCCCTTCTGATGATTTCCAAACAAAGGCTCTTAGACCTCTTTTTACTTGTACTCTTTCCGCATCTTTGCCTATCAGTCTGGATTAGTGAACGCGTTACGCCCATGACCAGTATGATTCTGACAATTCTCTATGCTGGGGGAATATGCTATTTTCTCTTTGTTGATCAGCCAGCTATATACTATCAACTCACCCAATTCTGGCTTTTAGTTACAACAGTATACGCAGCCTTACCCGGCCTGTTCTTTCTGGCCCGTAGTTTTGATAAGTTTTAAAGAGACTTTGATAAATAGCACAGGAATGCGTTTAACGGCTGCGGTAATAAATCACAATGATAGAAACAATAATTAAAATCCCGCCGGCTAAGGCACTGAACATCGGGTAAAGGCCATCCATTTCATCAAATCGCACCCGCCCGGCATCCGTATACATCCCCCACATCCCAAAGGCGACACCCACAAGACCAGCAAAAAAAAGAACCCAACCCATTTTGCCCTCCGACAATAAATTACATACAGATTTATACTGTCAGTCGGCAACAAGATCAAAAAGGTTCATATCCCCCAAAGCTCATACCCTATATGAGGCATGTGAACGGCGCCTAAATCCGATAAAAATATGACGCTTCGTAGAACTTATTGTAACTGATTATCGACAGTTATGGATACTTACCATTTAAGAAACGCAAGGGTTTCATGGCTAAAAAATCATTTTTTATCGCATATTTACTCTGGATCTTCACAGGTATCTTCGGCGGACACCGCTGGTATTTGAGGGAAAGGTGGGGCGCTTCTATTCACCTGCTCTTTTTCTGCATTTATCTGGCAACCCTCACATACATAACCTGTCTTATGATCGAATATGACATTGATGATCTAGGCCTAATTCCAGATCCCCAAACAGCCAGTACCTATAAAGTCATTGAGACTGTCGTAAATTACGCGTTCTTACTGCAAGTAATCTACCTAAAGCTCGATCTTTTCTGGATTTATTTCGCCATTAAAAAGCAAAGTGTATCAGAGCAATCAATTAAAGCTACGAGTTAGTTTAAAATTTAGAATATAGCATACAAGGGGGCAGGTTATTTGAGATCTCACGAGGTCACCTTAGCATATAAAATCCTCATACGTAAAAATATGCGTCCAACCATAACAATCCGCAGGAAAAATTACAAATCTACACCTGTTGCCTTTGAGATTTGCTGTTTAATAAGACCTTTAGCCAAATCGCTTAAAAGTTCAATTGAGAAGCCACCAGCTTCTAAAACACCTTTTTTAGTCTTCGCCCATATCTTTGGATCTCTAACACTATCGATGAAATCATGGCCTTTAGAAGTGATCCTTTCTACACAATATCCTCCACCGATATAGCCTTCCCCTTTAATGTACTTAAGCTCCTCCAATAAAAAAAATGATGTTCAAGTTTATCAGACGCACCTACATCCAAGCCGGTTGGATCTAGGCCAAAAAGATTACTATCTGCATTTGATCGAGTTTCAAAATCGTATTTTCCATTCTCAATCTCAAGCATGATCTTTCTTAATAAATCCATATCTCGCTTCATGTTCCCCCCTTAAATTAGTATTAAAAATTACTACTATATTTGATAATACTAAACCAAAAAATAGACAATTATCTGGACATTATTAGATTTATTTTGCAATCATAAATAATTAAATCTTTATGTGAGTGAAAAATGTCAAAGTTGACAACTGTAGCTTTAATAGAATTGCTACATGCAATACAAAAACAATCCGTCTTATCTTTTCAAATTATCCAAGAACTAAATCAATTAAAGGGCGAAATCACAACCGACCCACCCCCCTTAATTGAAGATTGGCAAGATGCCTCAAACCAAGTAAGTGTGGCAATCAAAGCTGTAGGTAATGTCGTAGATCATGAGTAATATTGAGTTACATCCTGAATTAAAAAAACAACTCGAAGAATTATCAAAGCTGGAAAAATCAGTTGAAAATCACGGTGGCGGAGGCGATAATGGTGACATGGAAGCAAGAGTAGCAAAACTTGAAGCAGCAGTTGAGCATATCCATAAAGACACCTCGGATATCAAAACTGATCTGCGCGATTACCGCAAAGAACAACGTTCTGACTTCAGACTGGGCGTCGGGATAACTATTACCGCGACTCTTGGTCTTGCTGGCCTCTTAGCTAAAGGATTCGGCTGGCTGTAACCTCACTGCCGCACAAACCTTGGTCTTCTCACATTCAGCGTGGACAAGTTCGGTGCTCTCCTGACCTTCGACTTTCCTTGGCTCACCCCAATCCCAAAGGTCGGGTTTTCCTCTTCCTGCGGATAAAGAATATGTTGTGCCTGATCATAAACAGAGTTGCTTTTGCCAAATGATCTGCCGAGTGAAGATCGGCTATTATTTTCCGGTCGGCCACCCGGATTGCCTCCGCCTGAAGATCCGCGACCGCTTCCCCCAACTGGCCCCTGCGAACCATTGGTGAAGCTGCTATGAGGACGGGTAGAATTATACGTTGGGGCACCATACCCAAGTCCCTTTGCGACCTGATATCCACGCTTGAATAACGTTCCTACCGGATTTTTCCCACCGATCCCCATGATACCGGTTGTCATTCCGATAGCATCAAACTCATCTACAGAAGCAAGCTCACCTGTTTGAGGCTCAATATAAATATGACAAATAATCCCTCCCCATAGCTTACTTACTCTGGCTGTTCACGGGTATCTTCGGTGGACATCGGTGGTATTTGGGGAAGCGGTGGAGTGCTTTAGCTATGAGTGTGGGAGGAGTATACTTTGCGCTACCCACGGCAACATTTTTGTATGGCAAAGAACCTATACACGCCATATACACTGACATTCTATTTGAATTCTTAAATCGCCCTCAATAAACACTAGCAGGTGTCTTTGATGCGGGCTGGATAATTGGCATAGTCATAAGCATTTATTTTCTATTTGCTTGGCTATTTCCACTCATCCTCCTCTTCGACCTATTACGAATATACTTTCTCATAAAAAACAACCCAACACCCTCACACAACAACAGGTTGAAGTGTTCGATTAGGAGCAACCTTGACTTCTGAAACAAGCCAGCGCAGAGTTTTCAATTAAAGAGGGGGCAAATTAATGCAAAAAATATTTATAATAACTTTAATATCTATCTTTTTAACTTTTCAGGCAAAAGCCGAGCCTCTAACAAAAGAAATGTTAGAAAAGGTATTTACTTCTTACGGAATGATAATTCAGGCGCAACAGATATACAAAAAATGTAATTATTTATCGAGTGAAGAGATAAAAAAACTCAACACTGATATCTCAATAATTACTAAAGGTCTGGAGTTGGAAATACCACGTTCAACAATCTACCTTGTACTAAAAAGAGATGTCGAAACGTCACAATATTTAGAAGAAATAACTTCAATAGTTACCAATAGAGTTAAGACCCATCACTCTTACAAATGCTCAAGAAAAATGCTTGAAACTCTCAATATTGCGAAAGAAAATGCGAGAGTGTGGAGCCAAGTTATATTAAAAACATGGAATAACGATACAGTCGGTTAACCCTCCCTCATCCCCCCGGCTCATAGTCCGAGATAGCGACCTCCATATCGCCGTAATAATCCTCTGACCACTTCACGATACCCTCGGCAAAGGTAAGCGCCAATGCGTCTGCCACGTCCGGCGAATGCAATCCTCGCTTTTTCATATCTTCCTTGCGCTCTAGCTGTAGCCTGTTCTTGGCGTCAAAGCCGTATTCAATAGCAGTAAGGTCCGTTTCAAGTTCCTGATCATCAGCGGGGATATCACCGCCCTTGAGCCAGTCGCGCATCTTGCCCCACATTTCGGCGCGCTTGTTCATATAGGTCTTCTGGTCCTGCGCTCTGGCCCCGGCGTTTACATCGATGCAGTCGTGACCCAGTTGCTTCAGGCGATCGACAACACCGCCCCCAACACCCACACCGTCAACCAGTACACCATCAGGATTCCATTTACGGATTATCTCGATCACATGACCGACCAGTGTCATGGTATCTATGCGATACTTGGTAATCTCCAGCACCTTTCGGCCCTGCCGCACCAAAATCACCGATTGATCGTCCCCAAAACGGGCCACATCAACACCGATGACAATGGTATCCCCCGGGTGTGCCGAAAGCTGTCGTTTTTGGGCCTCTTCAACAATGGTACCACTGATAAACTGCGTCGATCCGGCCCGAGGGAACACCCCCCGGACACGGACGCGAACAAAATCGCTGTCTTCGCCGTAATCCTCCACCCATTGCTGCATCAGCTTCTGGTTGGTTCCCCTGACCGAACGGCTGTCAATCTGGCGGGTTTTCCAGCGATGGCGCAAACGGTTGAAGCACTCAAAAAAACGCCCGGAATTTCGTGTCGGGTTGCCAAAGACAAAGCGCATGGGTTCGCCATCGGTCAGACCGCCGTCAGAAACCTCCCAGATCTTATCGGGCACGGCGCTGGCTTCATCAAAGAGATAAAAGGGCGTCGAATTTGCAGCATGCAATCCGGCAAAGCTCTCGGAATTTTCCTCGCGACAGGTCTGCGCATCACACCGCCAGCTTTCAGGGTGGCGTTTATGGACCAGCGCCATATTCCCCTTGCTGGCACTATAGCTAAACCAATGTCCGGTCAGACAGCGTTTGTGCCATTTCCCCAACTCGGCCCAGGTTTTCGTGCGCAGCTGATCACTGGTATTCGATGTCACGACCCCCTTGGCAAAGGGCCGCGTTGACATGATAAAGAGGATAAGCCACGCCGACATTGCCGACTTGCCAATACCGTGGCCGGATGCCGTTGCCATATCCATGGGGGCAACGGGGTGCAGCCCGTCAAACCCGCGCTCTGTGATCTGTGCGCCCAGATCTTCCAGATAGGCCAACTGCCAGTCGCGTGGACCTTTGAAATCGGCCAACTCACCCTGCCCCCAGTCAAAGGCCCACAGCACAAACCCCAGCGGATCCGCATAGAACTTTGCACAGTCCTCGGCCAGATCCAGATCAACCCCGTGGGTCATCAGATACCTCAATTAATCAGATAGGAAAAATGGTGACAAGAAAATAGATGGGTTTAATTAAACTCACTCATTTGTCCGGTTTGTCTTCCGGTTTATATTTCAGGCGCTTACGCCCCCGCATCAGGCGATCAACCAGCTCATTTTCAATCGACATTTCAACCTTTTCCTTAAAGGCCTGAACCGATACATGACGCCCGATAATCTCCAGCGCCTTTCCCGCGCCCGTGTGCTGGAATTTGTATTCCCCGTCGGCATCCGCAACCGGGCTGCGTTGCATACAGCGTTCAAAAAGCTCGACGGCCCCCTTTAGCACATAATCCGCATCAATTTGCAATCGTTGGGATCGGTCGGCTTTTGCTTGCTCAATGGCTTCCTGGACCAAAGGATTGTTGAGCGTTCGACTGGCGCTCTGCTTAATCGAATTTGGGCTATATCCCGCCCGAAGTGCCGCCTGCGTGGCATTAAAATCAATCAGATACTCTTCGACAAACCTCTTTTGCCGTTCGGTCAATTGCTGCTTTAAATCCGGATCACTCATTTTTCCTCCCGCCAGAGATAAAACAGAAACGGGGAAGTGATCTATTCATGCCTAAAGCAGAAACTACACCCACGTCCCCGCCCCTATTTTATAACTGACCAACAAACCAAACAATTCATCAGGAACTGTATGAGGGAAAATCCTATACTTCATTCTCAGCAAGCAATTTTTTCAAAAGAGAGACTTTATCCCGCCCCCCTCTTTACGGTAAAAGCATAACAAAATTGAGTGACGGTAAAGGGTTTCAGATTGTCCACCATTATTATTACGGAAAAAACCTCGCAAAAGCGCGATGTTCAAGCGGCAATCGGCAGTAATTACGGACAAATCCTTCCAGCAGAAGGTCATTTGTTAAGCCTGCAGGAACCCCAACAGATCCAGAGCAGTTGGGGGCGCTGGTCCTTTGACCTGCTCAAGCCCGATGATTTCTATCCGACCTGTCCTGCACCGGACGCCTCCCCATCGGCAAAAAACAAGCTGGAAGCCATCGCAAAGGCGCTTAAAACGGCCGAACGTGTCATCATCGCCACCGACTGTGACCGCGAGGGACAGCTTATTGGCGAAGAGATTTTGCGGCACTATAAATTCGCCGGGCAAGTACAGCGCGCCATGTTCACGGCCCAGGATGAAAAGACCCTGCGACAGGCGTTCGAAAATCTGGAACCCAATGATAAATATTATAATCTGGGCCAAGCCGCCGTTGTCAGGCAGCAGGCTGATCAGGTTTATAATCTATCCCTGACCCGTGCCGCTACTGTGGCCCTTAAACAGCCCGGGCAGTACGGCGCAATCGGCATTGGGCGGGTAAAAACCCCGACCATGGCAATCGTCTGTATGCGCGAGCTGGAAATTCTGGATTTTACGCCTCAGGATTATTACCACCTTGTCGCCACCGCCAAAGCCGAAAGCGGCGAACTGGATCTTCGTCATGCCCCGAAAGAGCGAATTCTTGACCTGGAAAGAGCTGAAAAGCTGCGCGCTGCTGTCGAAGGATACGAAGGTCCGCTTAAAACAGAAAAGAAGATCAAGAAAACCAAACCACCGCGTCTTCTTGATTTGCCTGAATTACAAAAGATATGCGCGCGCCGCTGGGGGTGGAGTGCCGACAAAACACTCAATATTGCCCAAGAGCTATACGATGGCGAAGGTAAGAAAATCCAGACCTACCCCCGTGCTGAATCCCGCTACCTCGCAGAAAACCAGATCGAAGACATCGGTGAAATTATTCAGGGGCTCACCAAGCTCCAGCAATATCAGGGCATTGATCTATCCTCACCGGAAGTACGCAAGGGAAAGTCCGGCCATTTTTCTGATGCCGGATTGAAGGGCGTATCTCACCACGCGATTGTTCCCAACAAAAACACGATGGACCGTGTAGAGGTAATTTATGCCCGCCTGACCCAGGATGAACAACGTATGTTCGATCTGGTTGCCAGTTCCTATCTTGCGATCCTCATGCCCGATTACGTCTATGAATCAACCGTTGTTTCCATGGATGTTCCCATTACCCTTGCCGATGCAGAAACGGGCGACGAAAAAGAGAGCATCCTCGACTTCAAAGTGACGGGTAATATCCCCAAGGAACAGGGGTGGAAAGCCGTCTATACCGATGTCATGGAAAAGAAGGAAGATCACGCGGGTGAGCTTCCCCCAATTCAGGACGGTGACATTGCCGTGCTGTCCCCCGTGACAACAGATACAAAAAAAACCAAAGCCCCTCCGCGCTATAACGAGGGAACCTTGATCGATGCCATGCAAAATGCCTGGCGCTTTGTTGAAAACAAGGATCTGAAAGAACGCCTGAAAGAAGCCAAAGGCATCGGCACACCGGCGACACGCGCTGCTGTGATCACGGGCCTTAAGCTCCAAAACTTTCTTGCCCAGAGCGGAAAACACATCGTCCCCACCGATGCGGGACTGACCTTGTTCAAAACCTTGAAAACAGCTGCACCTGAGCTGGTTGATCCCGGCGTTACCGCCATGTGGGAAATGAACCTTGATGACGTTCTAGAGGGCAAACAGACCGCCCGACAGGTCTGGGACGATATCGGCAATGACACCGCACGTCTTATCGGCATCCTCAAAACCAATGCCGCAACAGCGCCGAAAATCAACACAGGCGTCGCCATGCCTAAAAATGCTGGCAAGGGCAAGCCCACCGATAAAATGAAAGAAACGGCAAAGTCCGTTGCGCAAAACAAGGGCCTCAAACTTCCCAAAGGCTATACATCCGATTTTAATATCTGCCGCGAATTTCTCGATGAACATCTCGGGGGCAAAGGACCAAGCCCGGAAAAGGTACTTGCGAACCTTGAAAAGCAACTCTCTGACGGAATGATCAAGGGTCTTGGCGCCAAAGCCGCAAAGCAACTGGTTGAAAGCTTTGGCCCTGATGCCCTGAAAACAATCGTTACAGCCCCCGAAAAGCTTGCAAGTGAAACATCCCTGCCAAAGGGGAAGATCAAGCTTCTGGAAAAATGGTCCGAAGACAGAAAAGCGCTTTCAGAAATTGCAGCGTTCCTGCACAACCACAGTGTTGATCCTGCCCGATCTTACCGCCTTTTCGAAACCTTTGGAAACGACACCATCTCAAAGCTAAAGGACAATCCCTATTGTATTGTCCGAAATGCGAAATCTATTCCTTTTGATGTTCCCGATTGTATAGCGCATAAACTTGGTCGGGAAGCGCACTGTCTAGAACGGGCAGGTGCTGCGCTCTATTACGCCCTTTTACAAGCCAATGATGCTCGGGAAAAAAACACTCTTCTGGCTTTACTGAATAAACGTCTGGAAATCCCCACTGATATTCTAGAACGAGCACTCACAAAAGAAATCGATGACAAACACATACATAGCTACAAAGAGAAAGACACGACAGAAAGCCCTCAAGATTTCTTGATCCTGAAGCAGGACTGGCAGGCCAATACAAAAATCAAAAAACGCCTCATCGCATTATCAGAAGGCATTGTCCCCTGGGGGGAAATTGATGCGGAAAAAGCAATAGAGTGGGTCATCAGCCGCGATAAACTTGATTTGTCCGACCATCAAAAAGGGGCTGTTACCAGACTGCTGAAAAACAAATTTACCGTACTCGAAGGCGTTCCCGGGACGGGCAAAGAAGACATCGTCAAAGCCTTTGCCGGGATTGTTACAGCTAAAAACATATCAACATCAATCGCTGTTGCTTCCTCGACTGAAACAAAAAAAGCCAGCTCAGCACTGGATATCGAAATCGTTACGGTTACCAAGATTCTTGAATATAATTCCAAGTCAAAAACATTTAAGCGTACCGCCAGAAAGCAATTGGATTGTCAGCTTTTGATAGTTGATCAGGCTGATTTACTGGACCGAACAACCTTTCTTGCTTTGCTGGATGCCCTGCCAGAAAGTGCTGGACTGGTCTTAATACGAAATATCACCTCAATCCCTTTTCCCGGTTCTGGTCGTTTGTCTGATAGTTTGCTTGATATTGGCAATGACAACCATCTTTTGCTCAATCAACTCTTACCCAGGGGCCAAAACAATAAGCTGGCGGGAAATCTGCTTGGTTTAAACAGCAATCAGGGTTTTGATTATACCTCTGACACGCAAAGTCCCGGTACATTCTATTTTGTTGAATCAGAAAACGAACAGGATACCCAGCGTAAACTGGCCGAAGTCATAAAGAACCGTTTACCCAAAAGCTTTAAATACAATGCCATAAAAGATGTTCAGGTTATCAGTATGGCAAAGGGCATGCTCGGTCCCGTAAACTTGACTCAGCAATTGCAAAGCTTGCTTAACGACACACATACAGGTTTAACCCTGCAAAAATTTGGTACCCGATACAAAACAGGTGACAAGGTCATCTTGATGCAAAATGATCCTGACCGGGATTTAATCACAGGTGACATCGGCTTTATCAAAGACATAACAAGGGATGAAATACCTCAACCTGGTGACAGTACATCCTTTATGGATGATGGACGGATCAGCATCGAATTCAGCGGCAAAAACCATGATTTTTCATTCGGTGAATTGGACTGTTTGAATCTTGGCTACGCCCTTCCTCCAAACAAAAACCGGGATAATCTCTCTCCCGCGGCGGTTATCTTGCTTCCATTAACAGACACAGACGACAGCACGACAAACCCGGGAAATCTGGATAATTCTATCTTTAGAAACAATCTATTAAAAAGCTTATCCTCTGCCAGTGAACGTGTTGTTCTGATCGGCAGAAAGCCCTAA